GGCACCCCGTGGGTGTACGACGGCGTGCCCACCAACATCTGGCGCAACTTCCGTCGATCCGCATCACCCGGCAAGTTCATCAACCGTGTGCTCAACGGCTACACGAACTACCACGGTGGCTTCAACTACGCTGATGACAGTGGGGAAGACGAAGACGACGGTGAGTGATCACCATCCGGCATGGTTGAAGTTCCACAGGATCTTGTAACCAGCGATCGCTGCTGCCACCGCTAGCAGGATCGGCACAACGGTGTGATACCAGGCCAGCTCGCCCTGGCGAGGGGGTCTCTTTCGCACCGGACTACTCCTACCAAGGATCACTCGACGCTCACATGACCTTTGTGGCTTCTCAGAGCTGAAGGCATTAGCGTCGCGGGTTCGTAACCCGACTGAAGGGATATTGAAACATGACAAGCAAACGTTTGATGGCGATCGCCCTGGGGGCACTTGCCCTGGCGACTACCGCCTGTACACCGTCCCAGATCAACACCTGGGTCAGTTGGCACAACAGCGATCCTGCTGCTGCCGATGCGTTCTTGGAGACACCTGACTACCAAGAACTCAGCGACGATGGTCTGCAAGAAGCAGTCCGACTCAACCCACCTGCCGCCCCGGCTGGAGGGTCAACCGACTCATCCAATGGACAGTGCGTCGGATTCAAGGGTCTGCTCGCTCAGTACAACCCCGGCTGGTCCGTAGACCGCATGGCCGGGATCATGTACCGCGAGAGTCGCTGTGATCCCTCGGCTTCCAACTCCTGCTGTTCGGGACTGCTCCAGATGCACCGGATGCACGTCCCTGTCCCCGAATGCGGCGTGTGGTCCCGTAACGACCTCTACAACGCCGAAGCCAACGTCTGTGCCGCCGCTCAACTGTTCAGGGCATCGGGCTACGGCGCCTGGTCAACGTCATGAACATCACCAGCGTTGTGGCAAGCCTGGTGGAGCTGTAGCATGTCGCCCGTCGGGTTCCCCCGCATTCAACGCCCCTGCCGCTTCAACCCGGTATGCGGGGAACGCACAAGCGAACGGCACCGTCCATCGGGTCTCTGGATTCACGTCCTATTCCCAGGGCACCGCCCGCCGCACGTCCCTTCCCAGGGGGAGCCCGACGCGCCATGACCGACGACGGACTGATTGCTTTCGTGGCCTGGTGCCGCATGAACAAGCCGACCATCGTGTTCGACCCCGAGGTAGCACGACGCGTCTACGATGCCTATGACAACGACCGTGACCCGAGGGTGCGGTACCCGTCAGTAACGAACGACCCTGACCCTCTCAACCCACCGGGACCGCAAGGAAGATGAAGCGCAGCACAGCAGCCAACGTCGTCATCGTGGCGGCGCTCTTCGTCTTGATGGTCGTGCTGTTCGTCATTGCTGGCTGGATCCTGAATGGCGCTCTGTGATCGTCCAGATCGTCGCTGGTGCTGGTCTCATCTTCTTGGGGGCCTTGACGATCGGTCTGATCATCGAGGACTGGATCGAGAACGGTAGATGAGCCGCGGTATCCCCCCGATCGAGCGCTTGCCGCTCTGTGGCAAGGAGTACCGGTACGCCAAGAAGACCCTGACCTGTAGACGGGCCGAGGGACACAGAGGGAAGCACCGCGTGTCACGCGAGGCCATCACCGACGAGATCAGGATCCGAGCACGCAATGCAAACACCTGACTATGTAGTCATCGCCGTCATCATCGGCATTCTCACCGCCTGCCTCCTCCTCGATGTGTGGGTCAGGAAGAAGTGGGGTGGGTGATGAACAAGGTGTGGCTTCACAGCTACTGGGTGATGCTCGGCGTCGAGTCGGGCGAGCGCTCGAAGCTCATCCAACGGGCCTGGCTCACCTCGGTGTTGCCGCCCTTCTATCGGGGTACTGGGATCTCGATCCGCCTCGGCAGGCGTTCCCTCAAGGTCGGCGTGTGCTATCCCCGCATGCCCGTGACCGTGGACGAGTACACCTACGTTGACGACATGGAGCAGAACCTCGATGCCCTCCTTGGGTACGAGCTGAAACAGGAGCAAGAGGAGATCAGGAAGTGGCGTTTAGACGAACAGAGCCCGACAAGCACGACACCGACTTCAGACGCAAGCTGAGTCGCATCCCCAAGAGGGATGTGATGACGATGGTCGACGGCCACGTCGGGGAGGTCAGCAGAGCTGTGCTGGCAATGCAGACGGGCCCCGAGCCGCAGTTTGCTCACGCCCTGTGGGAAGCGACCCGTTTGTCAAGAGAGTTGACGATCCTGCTCGAAGAGCTAAGCCCCTTTGAGACCTAAACGTCATTGTTTGAATCCTGTTGATCCGGTAACTTGTTACACATGAGCAATGGGCATTACGAAGCACAGGAAGCGGCTTCCGACGTTCGTGCCTTCATGGCGAGCTACGGGGCCGATTGCGAGGTGTTGCCTGCGGGCGATCGCGTCGTCATCCATATCCCCCTCCAGTCCGTTACCGATCTGCTCTCTGCGTCTCTCATTCGAGGACACGTCGTGTCGCGGCCACGACCGAGCCTCGAATCCGTCTGACCCCCAAGTCAGTAGCCAACAGCCGGGCCGCCCAGGGCCCGGCTGCTGCGCGCCCGTAGTAGCGTTGTGCGCGTGACGACGGTCGTGGAGATCCCAGAGGACGAGATCGCCCCTCCTCAATACGACGCAGTCGACGACTCCGCCTACGGGGAGGACGAGGATGACGCCATCTACCTCGACCCGTCGAGCGAGGAGTTCATCCACGAGCTGACGGTGCGGACCCTCATCTTCGCTGAGGAGTTCTGTGCGGTGAACCTGTTCCCGTACCAGAAGGAAGTGGCCTACCGGGTCATCCAGTCGGTGCTGCTCGGCGACGGTGAGGAGATCACCGTGCTCCAGGCCCGCCAGTCGGGCAAGAGTGAGACCCTCGCCTGCTGCATCGTGGCCATCATGGTGCTCCTGCCGCTCCTGGCGAAGAGCTACCCGGAGCTGCTCGGCAAGTTCTCCAAGGGATGCTGGGTCGGCGTGTTCGCCCCGACCGAGCTGCAGGCCGAGACGGTGTGGTCCCGTGTGCACGACCGCCTGACGAGTGAGAAGGCCATCCAGACGCTCGGGCACCCCGAGATCGACGACAAGGCTGTGAAGTCGGGTGGCAAGGCCAAGACGGTCACACTGCGCGGCAGCGGCTCGCTGTGCCGCATGCAGACGGCCAACCCGAAGGCCAAGATCGAGTCGAAGAGCTACCACTTCGTGCTGGTGGACGAGGCCCAGGAGTGCGACGACTACATCGTCCAGAAGTCGATCTCACCGACCCTGGCCTTCTACAACGGCACAAAGGTGTTCACCGGCACCCCCAACCGCACCAAGAACTTCTTCTACAACAGCATCCGCTACAACAAGACCCGCCAGACCCGAGCACGGCAGCGGCAGAACCACTTCGAGTACAACTACAAGACCGTCATCAAGCACAACCCCGACTACCACAAGTTCGTGCTCAAGGAGCGGGCCCGCCTCGGCGAGGACTCTGACGAGTTCCAGATGTCGTACAACTGCAAGTGGATGCTCGAACAGGGCATGTACGTGACGGAGGATCGCCTCGACGAGCTGTGCGATCCCGGCATGGGCCTCGTGCGCTCGTGGTACCGCGACCCGATCGTGATCGGCATCGACCCGGCCCGTACGACCGACTCCACGGTGCTCACCGCCATGTGGGTGGACTGGAACGCCCCGGACCGCTTCGGCTACTTCGAGCACCGCATCCTCAACTGGCTGGAGATCCACAACAAGACGTGGGAGGAGCAGTACGCCCTGATGTACGACTTCATCTCCTCCTACAACGTGCTGCGCATCGGCGTTGACGGTCAGGGCATGGGGTCGGCCGTTGCCGAGCGCGTGCAGGCCATGTTCCCCGACATCGACGTGCACTCCTGCACCTCGGACTCGAAGAACCAGTCAGAGCGCTGGAAGCACCTCTTGGCGCTGATCGAGCGGGGCATGTTCATCTACCCAGGGAGCGCTCAGGCGCGCCGCACCCGACCGTGGAAGAGGTTCAAGCAGCAGATGGTGGACTTGGAGAAGAAGTTCCAGGGGCCCTACCTGCTCGCCGAGGCGCCCGACGTGCGTGGCGCCCACGACGACTACCCCGACTCGGCGGCGCTCGCCGCCATCATGACGATCGAGGACATCGTGGAAGAGGTCGAAGTCATCGACACCCCGTTCTCCAGGGCCCGCTGATGGCTGCTCCACTCGGGTCTCAGTTCTTCCACGTCACATCTCAGGACGCCATCCCTTCCATCAGGACTCACGGGCTCGACAACACCCACAGCGAGAAGGACGTCTGGTCGAACACCGACGACTGGGACGATGGGGCGTACCTGTGGGACGACCTCGGCAAGGCCAAGAGCTACGCATCGTCAATGCGGTCAGACGACTTCCGTCCCGTTGTCCTGGGTGTCACGGCCCACGACACGACGCCCGATCGCACTGGTGCCGCC